GTCCCGTGACGCCGACACGCCCTTGTTCGCGCCATACGCATAAACAATTCTTGCTACAGCATCGAGCACATCTGCATACGTGTGCATTAGTTGTCCTCGGCATAATTACCACTAATCTTCCTCTTCGCCGTGTCACGTATCTCTTGGCGCACGTCATCATCGACTTTTCCGTCATGATCGCGCTCAATGATCTCCTGCGTGTATCTCTCAACAATGTCCGGAGCGGGTTCGTACTTGAATTTCCGCTTTCCAAATTCCGGCGGCTCGTATTCAACGAAACCCTCCACCTTCCACCCTCGTCTCTTTGCGAGATTGATGATCTCCGAACGACTGGATACGTACGCCTCCGGGTCGCCCGGATAACGCGCAAGTTCCGGATAATACCGTGTGTTGCTGTCAACGGACAACCGTTTGAGTGTGTCAGCAATGATGCCACAGCAGTATCTCTCGTTCCGCAACTCCGAAATGTCACGCCTCATGACTTTCCTTCCTTCTTAGACGCCAGTTTGCGTAACGTGAAATACAGATTGCAACGACGCTGCGTTGTGGGATCGTCATGCTTCTTGCTGCAAAACTGCTCGACCGTTTCGCCCGCCCTCTTTGCCTGCTCGGTCAGGGACCCCGGTTTCTGAATTGCCTTCTGAATCCATCGCTTGGCCATAACTCGGTACTCCTTCAACTCTGAATAAACCTGCATCTAAATCTAATGCATTAGACAATCTCTCTACAATCCGATTATACATTTCAAAATTGCCGGTTTTTGCCGCCATCTCCATGGCAATCGGCAACAATGTCTGGGCAATCATTTGGGCGGCCTGCGCCTGCTGCTGCTTGTCCTTGCGTACACCAGAACCAGTCTCAATGCTAAACCAGTAATCCGAAGCCGCCTGCACCGGATCGTCTGTCGAAATGTAGCCTGCCCACAACGCCGTTAACGGCGCTTCACGCCACATCTCTGGGCCAAGCGCCACCGCCTGCTCGTTCTCGTTAAAGAACCGGAACATCTCATTCCACGGCTTGTACAACCGCGTCACAAGACCATCCTTAGACGACACATCAGATAACCACTTCTCAACCTCGTCCGCAAAGTGCTGGGCACGACTCGATGCCGTCTGGAACCGTAAATTGGCTTCTGCAGCCGATCGTATCTGCCGATCCGGTTGTGCGCCATAAAGCATCGGGTCAAGCCCAACCGCACGATCAAACGCGCGTTCCGCAAGCTGCACAAGTTGCCATACTTCAGGATTGATCTCCGGTAGCCTGATGACGTGATACAACTCTTTTGCCAGATCATCCACTTGCTGGCGATTAATCATGACAACATCATAGTCACTGTCCTGCTCCGCCAACGACTGAACAAACGACTGGTCAACGTAGTCCGGAACCACTACGATCGTCTTCATCGATCGCTTCGCTTGCGAAAAGATGTACCCGTACAAATGATCAAGAAATACCTGCATCGGCAACCCAGGACTCAATGGACTCCGCGCCCATGGATTTGTAGTCTCCGGAAAGAAATCAAGGAACGACGCTGGCCACGGATTCATCGTGTCGCCGTAGCTTGCAATCGGCCAATCAAGGGCAACAGCCGCACGTGACGGGTCGCCTTCAATAATCTCCGGGTCCAAATTCAACGGATAATCACACGACTCGGAAATCACCAAATACACATACTGACCTACTGATTCGAAAACATCACGCAGCTTTCCAAGATCGGAATCCGGACCAGCAAACTGTGCACCAATACCAATGCGAGAATAGACTTCGTAAAACTCAACAATTCTCGCATCTTCCGGCTGCTCTTCAATTTCACTTGGCTTCGCAATCGCAATCAATTTGGCTTCAGGGATGCCAAGCATATCCGCGGCACGCCAAGATGACATACGCCGCTTGCGGATGATGTAACCGGCATCACGCAACGTAACGGCCTCATCATCAATAAAGAGATTGTCAACGCTTTCGTAGAACGACACCGGCATTAAACCATCCGGCGTTTCCTGGTAACCATGCCACAACAAACCACGGCCTTTGACAAGCGCCTCCGTAACCGCCAACCTTGCTTCCTTAATAATCCGGTATTCGGATGAACAGTAGTTGATCCACCACTCCAGCAAGATTGCGGCTGTCTCTTGCATCGACCGTACCGACTTGTCGTGGCCGCTGTAAGGAATCCCCTGCATCATGACAACACGCATGATTTCTTCAGGGAACTGTGGCCTCCGCAATGCAACGCGGCGGTACGGATTCCTTGCCAGTACGTATGGCATGTAAAGATCAACAAACTCCAGGCATTTGTTGATTCTCGGCTTGTAATACGGACCAGACATCTGAATCACCGATACAGACTGGCCATCACCAGCAACCGCAAAGTACAAGTCCGCATAGCTGGCCGTTAAGAAACGCCACGCCTTCTCAGCCACTTCACCAAAGACTCGCTGTTTGTGGTCCTTACAGCGCTCAATTCGTCGTTTCCAATGAAATGCAATATCCCTCAGAAACTCTTCGCCAATCATTCTGGGTCTCCGTCGCCACAGCGTTGCTCAAGCTTCCGTAAACGCTCCTCAATATCACGCAACCGATCGTCAATCTGAAGCGGCGTGTACGGTGACCGCAACGGCTTAAATATCCCACGATTGTAGGCCAGCCCGTTGCTGTTCTTAACCCGCTCATCGTTCATGTGCCACAGACCAGAAACACGCATGTACGCAACAGCCTTGTCACGCGGCGGAAAAATAACAGCGTCAATCGAATCATCCCCAGCAGCAATCACAATCCCAAAGATGTCCGGCTCCCGATGCGCCCAAAAACCGACAAGAACAAAATCACCAACACGAACCGACCCGTAAAGGTCTTCATCCAAATGCGATTGTTCCATAATCTCGCCCATAGCGATACTTCCTCTTCCTTCTGAGGAACGCTTCATAGACCGACGGTGTACTGCTCTCTCCGACATAAGGCCTCTCCACGTGTTTAGGTTGAAATGCCACCAAATACTCAAATGCATCAAGGACGTCAAATTCGCCCTTTATTCTCTTTTCGCGATTGTTCTTGTCAAACTGTGCAATCTTCAGTTGCCTTACAAGCTCACGACACCTCCCTGCAAATATCTTAATTCCAGTACGAGGAGAATTGTCAATATCAGTTTCAGATAAACACATCTTGACAATCTGCTGCCGTGATGATGGGTTGTCGTTGCCTGGAACAAACCCATACAACGAACCCATGACACGCGGCCTAATCCCGGTCTCCTGTGCACATTCCATATAATGCGCCGCAACAGCAATGTCACTACCAATGTTCCTCGCACGGCCAGCACGCCTATCCATGATCCACCACTCAAACTTGCCACCGTCTGCACGTTCCGCTATCGCCTGAGCCCACGTCTTCGCACTGCCATTCCTGATGATCATCTCATCATAAACATACAAATTCTTATTGCTGTCATCTACGGCACCAAAGACCGTAGCACATACAGAAGTTCCAGGATCAATGGCCAGCACACGTGTCCAGTTGTCCGGTATCGGAAACGGTTCGCACATGTGACGACCAACCGGATCGAATTCCGGATAGATGCGCCACGCCTCCAGCGCAAACATGCCGTCTATCCGCACAGCACGCTCATGCTCCGGAAGATCGTCTAGATACCGCTGCAAATCGTCCTGGCTAACATACGGATTCCCACTCGGCAACAACTGCCAGACACGCACCTGGTCAGAAACAAGCGCCCGTTGACACTGTTCCCACAAAATTGGATTCTGCTTCTGCCCTGTCGCTGACCAGATACCGTAAGCACGCCACTGTTGATCTATGTCAACAATGGCACGAGAAGCTTCATAAAAAACGTCTGGATTGGCAATCTGCTCATCAATCCAAACGATATCGTAATGTTCACCCTGCTTGACACTACCCTTACTTGATACAAAAAGAATCCGCCACCCATTGTGCAACACAACGTGCGACGGAATCATATCAACTTTGCTGTGCCAACCAATGCCCTTAATCGCATCCGGCGGTATCAATGGCGGCGCATCTTCCCATTCCGCAATCCGCTCTAAATCCATGGCACAAATAGAACCGGTCGGCAGCAGCCTAATCGACCGCCACCCACCGGCTTCGCCATCCTTGACGATCTTAAAAGCACCAGGAATCGATAGCTTGCGCCATAGCATTGAAATGTGCGTGTAGTCCAACCCGACAATCGCACATAAGCCGTTCCTGGGCCGATACTTGCCGTAAGGATCGCGCCCCAAAACGGCACGCGCAACCTCCACGGCAGCCGCTAACGTCTTCCCAGAGCGGTTTCCACCGACAAGAAGCCTCCACTTCGCACGGCTCTCATGGAAACCATGCGACTGCGAAAGCTCCTGGTACAGATCAACCGCAAAGACATGCACTACGCATCCCCGAATCCCGGGTTGACATAAATTTGAACAGAATCAACTGCCGCCGCACTATCGGCAATAGCACGCCCAGCAACCGCACCGCTCGACGTACTGCCATTCGCCTTGGCATTCGCGTCAGAACGAACAACAGCGCCAGCACTAATAGCCGTTCCAGTTCCGGTCGTCTTCTGGACCGTCACAATGCCCTCGTCAACGACGTAGAACAGATCGTTTGCCGGACACGACTTGCCGTTGTAAGCCGCATCAACTGGCTTTGTCGGATCACCAGCCGTCGACACATACCCACTAACGTTGCACCCAAGTTTGCTAAATGCCACAAACTTGTTTGACAACGTTAAAGCTGACCCAGAGCTGTTCCGAACAACACGCAATCTCAAAACGCTGTCCGTGGCCGCATCAT